ATTGGGGGTTTCCGCCTTGTTGGCGGCGAAACAGTGTGGCACAACGGTCCAGTCATCCAAGCACTTGAGCGCGGTGCAATCTTACTTCTGGATGAGGTGGATCTTGCATCTAATAAAATTCTTTGCCTCCAATCCGTCCTAGAAGGCAAAGGTGTCTTCCTTAAGAAGATTGGCAAGTATGTCAAACCCGCCGATGGTTTCAATGTGGTAGCTACTGCTAACACTAAGGGTAAGGGTAGCGATGACGGTCGCTTCATCGGCACCAATGTGCTCAACGAAGCTTTCCTTGAGCGTTTCCCCGTAACCTTTGAGCAATCATACCCCACGCCCAAAGTAGAAACTGCTATTCTGAAGAAAGCTGCAGAGACGCTGAACTGCTACGATGCTGAGTTTGTTGAGCGTTTGGTAGCATGGGCAGAGATTATTCGTAAAACCTTCTACGATGGTGGTGTAGACGAAATTGTTTCTACCCGTCGCCTTGTGCATATCATCCGTGCATACAGCATCTTTGGCAAGCGCAAGAAAGCAATTCAAGTTTGTGTTGCTCGTTTCGATGATGAAACCAAGCAATCCTTCCTTGAACTGTATGCTAAGATTGATGCTAACGTAGACTCTGATGATGACGAATCTCCAGAAGATATGGTGCGGCGTCATGCTCAAGAGGTTGCCGCTACTCTCTGATGTTTGAAGACCTCTCTCGTCACACTCTCATCCAACTAAAAGATGGGGGTGTTTTTTTAGTTTACTGTAAAGTAATGGAATATCACAGCGGTGCTGATATTCCCTGTTATCTCGGGATTAAGTATCCTACTGGTATTGTGGGTGTTGACGCATACACCTCAAGATGCTATACTAACAACATAGATTCTATTATCAAGGAAATCTAACTATGCAATGGAAATACAATGAAGACAAAATCCTCAAAGATGTTGAGGATTATGTTGTGAGCACCTATCATGGTCATTACTGTGGTGACCAAGAAGGTTATGATGATATTCAAACGATTGACCTGATGGCAGCGAAGAAGCTTGCTTCAGGTTTCTGTCAGGCAAACATTCTGAAATACGGAAGTCGCTATGGTGACAAAGACGGTCGCAACAAACGAGACCTTCTCAAAGTGATTCATTACGCTATGCTACTGCTTAACTTTGATGGTCACTATACTCGCACTCAAAACGGTCTACAGGAGTTCAAATGAATACAGTCGCACTTTCACAAAACACTCTGAATATTCTGAAGAACTTTGCCACTATCAATAATGGCATCATCATCAAAAAGGGTAACACTCTACGAACCATTTCGAATGCTGAGAACATTCTGGCGGCAGCAAATGTAGAAGAATCTTTTCCTCAAACGTTTGCCATTTACGACCTTAACCAGTTTCTTGCTGGTCTTTCTTTGTTTCGCAATCCTTCTTTGGTATTTGATAACAATGATTATGTTACTATCAAAGACGGTCGTTCTCGGGCTAAATATTACTTTTCTGATCCAGAAATTACGCTTAAAACTGCGCCAGATAAATCTGTAAAGTATCCTGGTTCTGACATTGAATTTACTTTATCCGCGGCTAACCTTGATACCATTCAAAAAGCAGCTGGTGTCTACAAACTTTCTGATTTAAATATCAGTTCCGATGAAGAAATTATTCTATCGGTTCGAGATAATGAAAACGCAACCTCAAACACTTATGATATGATTGTTCCTGGAACTTTTGAAGGTTCTCATTCACTTGATATGAAAGTAGAAAACATTCGTTTGCTTGAAGGTGATTATCAAGCAGGAGTTTCAAAACATCATATCTCACAGTGGAAACATTTGACACATGACCTTACTTATTATATTGCGCTTGAACCATGAAAACATGTGACGGTTGTGTTGCTTGTTGCAATGGAACACTAAACATGGAAATTTATGGAGAGCAAGTCAACAGGAGTCATCCATGTTCTAAAATATGTCATGAAAATAACAGTTGTTCTGACTATCAAAACCGACCTTCAGTTTGTTCAAATTTTCAGTGTCTTTGGTTGACACAAGAAGATATTCCAGAATGGTTAAAACCATCTAATTCTGGGATGCTTATGATATACAGAAAAGGATATTTAGAAATCCATTCTGTTAATAGTATGAATCTAACTGCAGATGTATTTTTAGTTGGAATGCATTTTGCATACATGAACAACTGGCCTGTTAGATTTTATATTAATAATGTAAATACTCCCTATGATGATATGTTAGGTGGTATGTTTTCTTTGAGAGATTCTAACTTAAAAATGGGAACTAGAACATATGAATAAAAACTTTTTGTGGGTGGAGGAATACAGACCTCATAAGATTGAAGATTGTATCCTCCCTACTTCGTTAAAGAAAGTATTTACTGGATTCATTGAGCAGGGTGAGATTTCTAATCTCTTGCTCTCTGGTCCGCCTGGTGTCGGTAAAACCACTGTTGCCAAAGCATTGTGTGAGCAACTCGAACTCAGTTACATTGTTATCAATGGTTCGGATGAAGGTCGTTTTCTTGATACAATCCGAACTCGTGTTAAACAGTTTGCTTCTACTATCAGTTTGACTGGTGGTGGTAAGCACAAGGTTGTGATTATTGATGAGGCAGATAACACCACCCATGATGTTCAGCTCTCGCTGCGAGCATTCGTAGAAGAGTTTCATAGCAACTGTCGCTTCATCTTCACCTGCAACTTCATCAACAAAATCGTTGAACCGCTGCACTCACGCTGTACGGTCGTTGATTTCCGCATTAAGGCAGGCGAACAGCAGAAGTTACAGGCGCAGTTCTTTGAGCGCCTACAGGGCATCCTAGACGCCTCTGGCATGGCGTATGAGGACAAGGTGCTGGTCAAACTGATTCAGCGTTACTACCCCGACTGGCGACGCCTGCTGAACGAAGCGCAGCGTCACTCTGCCAGCGGTGCCCTTGACTCTGCTGTGCTCTGTGACATTGCTGATGTAAACACAGACCAGTTGATGCGAGCGATGAAGGGTAAGGAATATAATGTTGTGCGTCAGTGGGTGGTTGATAACATGGATAGTGACCCTAACACTATCATTCGTAAAATCTACAACTCTTTGACTGAGGTGCTTGAAGGTTCTTCTATTCCTCCTGCTGTGTTGGTGCTTGCTAAGTATCAATATCAGATTGCGTTCGTAGCTGATCAAGAGATTAATCTTCTCGCTTGTCTAACTGAAATTATGGTGGAGTGTAAGTTTAAATGATTGATTTTGCTCAGATTGATTTGCCTTGGGTTGCTAGAACTCTCTCTACTATTTCCACTCCCACTGAAAATATTCAGTATTTTGATGTTGGGAGAATGGTGGAAATGATTTACGAGGAATGTAGCAATGGGTTGCTGGTGAGGCAAAATAGTATTGGAGTTGATTTAGTTGACGGCAACAATGTCACTTATGAAAGTAAAAAGGTGACGTTTAAAAACGTTGCAAAAAAATCGGTTAGGGGTGCCATTGTTATGAATGGGTGGGGCGAAAAAGATGTGTCAGATTTTGTTCCTGCTGATTACTATATTTTTACCGACCCCAAACTGCTGAGAGCTTGTTGTGTTCCCAGTAATATGCTGTATAATATTAAGAAAAGCGGCACGAATATTGTTGCGTCATGTAATCCACAACCAGAGCATTTTTTCCTAGATGGCGGTGAACGTATTGAAAGAGATTACTTCCATGAAAAAGAAATCTTTGCTAGAAACTTTATTCGGAGTATGAAATGAAATCCCTGAAAACCCCTCTTCGTTATCCTGGTGGCAAATCTCGTGCCATGAAATATCTACTACCTAAGTTCCCTAAAGATATCACAGAATACCGTGAACCTTTTCTGGGTGGCGGCAGTCCTGCTATTGCATTCAGTAAGGAATACCCAGACATTCCTGTATGGGTGAATGACCTTTACAATCCTTTGTTTACTTTCTGGTGTATTCTGCGTGATGAAGTAGATGGTCTCTATGAGATTCTGAAAGGATATAAAGAAGAATACAATACACCTGATGCCGCCCGTGAACTATTCAATCAAATGAAGATTGAACTGAACCACCCAGAATCAGAAGATCTTTATCGTGCTGCTGCTTTTTATGTCATCAACAAATGTAGTTTCTCTGGTCTGACAGAATCATCTTCATTCTCTCCACAAGCAAGTGACCACAACTTCACTATGCGTGGTATTGAGAATCTTCCTAAGTATTCTGAACTGATTCATAACTGGAAGATTACAAATCTCAACTACTGGGAGATGATGATGACATCTGCTCCTGTCGGAACATTCTGGTTTTTTGACCCTCCTTACGATATCAAAGATAATCTCTATGGTAAGAAAGGAGAACTTCATAAAGGATTTGACCATCAGATGTTCCATGCTTACATCACTCAAGGTAATGTAAAAGATAACTGGATGATTACCTACAACACCAATCCTACTCTCATGGAGTGGTATGATGGATACAATCAAACCAAATGGGATTTAACTTATACGATGCGTTCTGTAGGTGACTACATGAATGAACAAAAAGACCGTGCAGAACTTTTGATTACTAATTATGACGAAACCAACTCTATCCGAATATCTGACTTCTATCAATCAAACCAAGAAGTCGGTAGTTATTGATGATGAGTCTGAAAAAGCATATCCACCTTTCATTGTAAACAAGTGTCTATCTGCTTTCCACGATACGGTTCTCTTTGCCAATGAGATGAACATGTATCCTCAGTTGGATAAGAAGATGCAATATGACTTTTTTATAAATAGTATCAACCCGCGCAAGCGATTTTCGCCCTGGGCGAAAAAATCTCAAGTAGAATACCTTGATGCAATTAAGGAGTATTACGGTTATAATGACAATAAAGCTCTACAAGCATTGAGAATCTTATCTAAAAATCAACTTGAACACATTAAAAAACTTGTAGACAAAGGTGGAAAACGATGACTCCTGATATTGAAGTAGAATGGAAGCAAGCTGATATGGTTGAGGTTACTCTCAATGAACCTGATGATTTCCTCAAAGTTCGTGAGACCCTAACTCGTATCGGTGTAGCATCCCGTAAAGAAAAAAAGATTTACCAATCATGTCATATTCTGCATAAGCAGGGTAAGTATTATATCGTTCACTTTAAGGAGTTGTTTGCCCTTGACGGGAAGAATACCAATCTTTCAGTGAATGATGTTCAACGTAGAAACAGAATCATTCAACTTCTCAGTGACTGGGGATTGATTACTGTTGTAAAAGTAGATGCTATTGCAGATGTTGCACCCCTGAATCAAATCAAGGTTCTTGCCTTCAAAGAGAAAGACGAATGGACGCTTGAGAGTAAATATAATATTGGTCGTAAGAAGACCGAAGTAACCGAATAATTTTGTAGGGAGTTCAACACTCCCCTTTTTATTGCTCCTTGATATATAATATTAAGAGATGCCTTCGGGGTCTCAACTAACACTCGCTTATTCAAGGAGCAATCAAATGACCAATACATATACATGGGATGTTTACACCCCATTCAACGTAGGATTGGAAAACATTTTTAGCAGACTGGATGCTATGTCTGGTCATAATACAAGTTATCCACCTTACAACATCATCAAAAACGACAATGCTAACTACGAAATTGAAGTCGCTCTGGCTGGATTTAAGTCAGATGAGATCGAAGTCTCTACAGAACAAAACATTCTCAGAGTTGCCTCTAAAGTTGAGAAACGAGATTCTGAAAGAGTGTATGTTCACAAAGGTCTCTCCAGACGTTCATTCTCTCACAGTTGGCAGCTCGCAGATGATGTCAGAGTATCCTCTGTAGATTTTGCAGATGGTCTATTAACAATCTCATTGGAGAAAGTTATTCCCGAGCACCAAAAACGAACTACATACAATATCGGTGCTGGCAGACAAGAGCTTCTAACTGAAGGATAAATAGACGCGGGGCAACCCAAATATCGTCGGCATTTCGGGGCAGGCTGGCAACTATCAGCACTTGCCCCTTTTTACTTTTCATGTTATAATTATTTTTTTACTAAGATGATACCAATTAAAATTGTAACACTTGTTACTGGAGAAAGATTAATTACTGGGTTTACTGAATTAGCAGTAGAAAACCCTAATCCATCTTTTAATTATTATGGGTTTCTTTTGAAAGCACCATATATTTTGAAACTAGAACCTGTCATGAATTCTGATATGACTGAAGATGGAAATGCCAGAGACTTGATTGTTAATTTTACAAAATGGAATCCATATACCCCAGAAACTCAATTTAAAGTTCCAATGCAACATTTAATTTCAGTTGCAGAACCAGACCCACAAATTAAAGAAATTTACATACAAAAATTTGGAGAAAACTTAGATGGATGGGATTACAATGAAGATGGAGGTGTGTCAGGTAATAGTCTTGAAGAACCAGGAATACCTGATATCACAGATAGAGGAGAGGGAGGAGAGTCCAGAGTGTCTGTTGACGAATCCGTACAGGATACTTGATCTTTCTTATTGGGATTATTCCAATCAAGAAAGAAAGCATGTTATAAATCCAGATGCTTTGTTTATTGGAACTTCTGAAGAAAAGGAAACTGATAAAGATGGTGAAGTCATCATTACTACTCAATCTGATTACATTCTTTTGGAAAAATTTCCAAAGTACACCAATCAACATCAAATCTACATGCGAGCAGATGACATCCTGACCATTTGCGATCCGTCGTATTCTATGCTAGAATACTACCAGAAGATCGTGGATGCCGCATGAAGTTTTATACGAACATTGAACAGGCGGGGAATCGTATCCTTGTTCGTGGATATGAAAATGGTAATCGTGTTCAGTATCGTGTAAACTATAATCCCAAACTATACATTCCTTGTAATAAACAGACAGACCACAAAAGCCTTGATGGGCGTTATCTCAAAGAGGTGCGCCCTGGTTCTATTAATGATTGTCGTCAGTTTATCAATCAATATGAGGGCGTAGAAGGATTTGAAATTCACGGAAATACTAGATACTTATATCAGTATATCAACGAGGCATATCCTGATGACGAGATTCGTTTCGATTCTTCTCTCATCCGCACATTTACTTTGGATATTGAAACTGGAGCAGAGAATGGTTTCCCTGATATTGAATCAGCAGACCAAGAGATTCTCCTTATTTCTATCCGTGATTCTTTTACAAATCGCATCACTGTCTGGGGATCAAAAAGTTTCAAGAATGAAGACAGACAGGTTGATTACATCCACTGTAACGATGAGACGAAACTCCTTTCTAGCTTCCTCGGATGGTGGCAGGAAAATACCCCAGATGTGATTACAGGTTGGAATGTTCAACTATTCGATATTCCATACATCTGCCGCCGTATGGATAGAATGCTTGGCGAAGACCACACAAAACTTCTGTCGCCTTGGAAACTAATCTCTTCTCGTGAGATTTATATCAAGGGTCGCAAACAGATTGCATATGATATTCCTGGCGTTGCTTGTTTGGATTACCTGGAACTCTACAAAAAGTTCACATACACCAACCAAGAATCATATCGACTCGACCATATCTGTTCTGTAGAACTTGACGCCAAGAAACTCGACCACTCTGAGTTTGATACTTTCAAGGAGTTCTATACAAAAGATTGGAACAAGTTTGTGATGTATAACATTCATGACGTTCGCCTTGTTGACCAACTGGAAGACAAGATGAAACTGATTGAGCTGGCGTTTACGATGGCATACGACGCTAAGGTAAACTATGAGGATGTATATTCTCAGGTTCGTATGTGGGATAACATCATCTTCATTTATCTGGCGAAGATGGGTATTGTGATTCCTCCTAAGAAAGATAGCGTCAAGGATGCTAAGTATGCTGGTGCATATGTGAAGGAACCGATTCCTGGCATGTATGACTGGATTGTGAACTTCGACTTGAACTCACTGTATCCACACCTCATCATGCAATACAACCTGTCGCCCGAGACCCTCCTAGACCGCCGTAGCAGCGTCAACGTTGACATGCTGCTGGATAAGGGGTTCGACACCTCAGACCTCGTAGGGGAGACGCTATGCGCTAATGGAACGCATTACACCACCAAGCAGCAGGGGTTCCTTCCCAAGCTGATGGAGAAGATTTACGAAGACCGAACCATCTACAAAAAGAAGATGATTGCTGCCAAACAGCAATACGAAAAAACACCAACGGTTGAGTTGAAGAAGGAGATTGCTCGCTGCAATAACATTCAGATGGCACGTAAGATTCAACTCAACTCTGCCTATGGTGCTATCGGTAACGAGCACTTTCGTTACTACAAACTTGAAATCGCTGAGGCAATCACTCTTTCTGGTCAGCTATCTATTCGCTGGATTGAGAAGAAGATGAATGCCTATCTCAATAAAGTTTTAAAAACAGAGGATGTTGATTATGTTATTGCTTCAGACACTGATTCTATGTATCTTAATCTGGGTCCTTTGGTTGAACGTGTATACGAAGGAAGAGAGAAAACTCCTGAGAGCATTGTCTCGTTCCTTGATAAGGTCGCTTCGATGGAACTTGAAAAGTTTATTGAAAGTTCTTACCAAGAACTGGCTGACTACCTCAACGCATACGACCAGAAGATGAAGATGAAGCGTG